CGGATATTTATAGAAAAAATTCACCTAAGTTAACTGATGTTGCTACAGTTAATTATGCAGTAGGGGCTGTTATTGCTGGAACACGTGATTTGCTGGTGGCAGCTGACATAATAAATGGTCCTGAATTAGCAAATTGGTTACAACCAAGTATCGAGTATACTTGTGCATTAAATCCGATCCAAAACAATGTCTCTATTTACACATTAGAAGATACAACAAACATTTGTTATCCAATTTGGTTGAGTATAATACCTGATTCTGGAAATGTCTGGCTAAATTTTTATATTGGTGCAATCGTAGCATTTAATGCTACTAATCCTGTCCCTGAATATGATCAAGACAATTGGATAATAGATTATACTCAACAAATGAGGTATGGACCAAAATTTAAGAAGATTTGCAAATTATGTATGAATGATGGGGCCAATAACAATCTATGTAATTCATCAGTACTAGCATTTGAAGCATTCAAAGTAGTCGGAGTACCTATAGCTAATTTCAATCATCCAACAGTTCAGGGTGACTCAGAAGAGTTGACAAAAATGCTAACAATGTTTAGTTCAAAAAAATAAAAAGTGATGCGATAGATAACCTAGAAGAATTGATCTACACTCTAAAATTTGAACAAGCTCGCGATCAGTTGTATGAGTTAACTGCAGAATATAACCACAGACTGAAATATTTGGATACACTAATTTTACCATTATTTAATAGAGCAAAAATAAAAAGAGTCATCAAATCTAAGGAAATGAAAGAAAAGAAAATCAAATTCAAAGTCAAAGATATTTATATTCTTAATAAAGAAATGAAAACAGGGCACCTACCATCTTATCATCTTAGACCAGACAAACGTATTGAGTTAATCAACAATAATCCAGTGTTATCAATAAATTGGGCATTTTACAAAGATTTGTTAAAAAACTTTGGCTACAAGCGAGAAATAAAGAAGTACCAACTCCGTGAACGTTGTTTTGATCAAAATTTACTTAAAGAGCTGAGTACATTCATGTTAGTGCATGGTTTGAAGGGTGATAAAAACTTTCATATATTTGTTGGTATTGAACAACTATACGGTTTCAATGTAGCTTCAACTATGACAGATCAGACTGAAAAGATTAGATTATGGGTAAACAATAAATTTAAACCTACATATAAAGGATCACCCACATTATACCTTGATAAGTTTAGAGACGCAGTACGTAAATGTTTAGATTGGAGAACAGATATTAAAGTGTTAGAACCAGATATTTCTTTGGATCAATTTTGTAATAATATACCGTTAACATCAACTTCAGGCTCGGCTTTTGATCCAGGTGGACCACGCCAGGAAATAATAATAGGCGATGAACAATACAAACCGGGCAACTCAAAGTTTGCAAAAAGCGCAGTCTTAAGTCCTGAAAATAAGAAAAAGAGGATTTTAGAACATGGTATACAAAAGGCTAGGGTCTCAGTAAAAGTTGAAGTCTTGCCGAAATCACGCATTATTGTTTCCTCTGACTATAATATGTTTTTAAGGATAAAGTTTGTTGATTCATGGCTGAGTCAATGGATGGCGGGCAACCCAAGATCTACGTTATGGTCTACAGATATTCAGAAATTAGAAATGTGGAGAGGATTCGCAAAACAAGGCAATTGGAATATACCAATAGATCAGTCAGCTTTTGATCATCATGTTACAAAGGACATGGTACAAGTGATAAATGAAGAAATTAAATTGTTAATACGAAAGAAATCAGCACCAGGTTCACCAACAACGAATGATTTGACAGATACAATGGACGCAATAATTTATGGAATGGATCACTGTCAAATAACATACAAAAAACCAATTGGAGTTGCATCTGATACAGAAGATACAGTGTCATTTAATTACGAGTCAGGGGTCTTGAGTGGCTGGTTTTGGACAGCATTCTATGATACATTAGCTAATGATGCAGAAAAGGAAATAGCATTGGATCTCATCAAGCAAAAAGGTTACGATCCGGGGTTGTTGGTATTTAATGCTCAGGGTGACGATCAATTAACAAAATTTAAGTATTTGACTTTCGGTGTTTTGTACTGGCTAGAGTTATCATCAGCAGGTTTCGAGATTCACCCAATGAAAAATTTCTTTTCAACTACTCATAATGAATATCTGCGTAAATACTCTACTGAAGAAGGAATAAATGCCTATCCAGCGAGGTTAGTGAATAAAATAGTTTGGTTGTATCCAGGGAAACAAGATAATTACAGTCCGGTAGAAAAACTAAATAATATATATAATAGATGGTCGAAAATAAAGGAGAGATTCAAATCAAACTGGAAAAAGGTTAAGCATTATATGTTTGCTGATTATAGGGGGGCGAAAGTTCCAAGAGATATTTATGAAACATACTTGGGAGCAAAAAATTATAATGGAGGGAAGGATATGCCGGAAGTGAGGTCAAATGATAAAATAGTAGAAACATTGCCAGGC